AGGTCACACTGTGGGGACACACGGTCGCCTTCGGCTCGGTGTCCCCACACCCCTATGGGGACACTTCGTTTCCCCATACCCCTCTCTCGTGGAGCGGACGTGATCTCACCCCTCTCTCGTGGAGCGGACGTGATCTCACCCCTCTCTCGTGGAGCGTACGTGATCCCGTTCCCCCACAGAGACACGTAATCAATAGAATATTGTGTAGATGCTCTTTCTCTCTATGAGAGAGGGGTGTGGGGACGCTTGCGTCTCCACTGGGGTGTGGGGACACGGAGCCGAAGGCGACAGTGTGTCTCCACAGGGTTTAAAAACCCCCTTCTGTTACCGTGTAACAGACATGAGTGATAGCGCATTTTTTAAGGTGAAAAATTCAAAGCGTAGCAACCCTGAAGCACGAACCACCTTAGATGCCATCCATCATCAGCGTATTCAGCAGATGGCGGAACAAAAAGACAACATCGGTGAATTCAAAGAAGAACTCGCACAACTCAATGAGAAGATTGCACGTGCCACCACCGATATGGAATTGTGGAAACTAGAGCGAGATAAGGAGCGACTCGAGAAACGAATCAAAACCATTGAAGACGGGACCGATGTCATGGATTATTATTTGAGAACAGGTGACATCCTATATAATTACTATGACATCCAGGACCAAATTCAACAGGGCACACAAACCTATTCTGCAAACAAGGCCAAACCAGGATCCATTTTGGCGATTTTGGAGGAGGTGGCGTTGGAAGAGGGAAAGTCCACCGTTGTGGCAGATTCAGGAAAGAAGGGATTTCAACGGAATCAATTGCTCAACGATTATCTACAGTTAGAGGACCCCTCGATGGCCCGTATGACAGTAGAAGAATATGATGATCCATGGACACAATGTGAGCACTGCGGAAGTGAAATGATCATGTGTCTGAATGAAGCGAATCTGACGTGTTCTACGTGTGGAAAGCAGGAATTTATCCTCGTAGATAGTGATAAGCCCTCTTATAAGGATCCGCCTCGTGAGGTGTGTTATTATGCCTATAAGAAGATTAATCACTTTAATGAATGGTTGGCGCAATTTCAGGCCAAGGAAAGCACGGAGATTCCCTCGGACGTCTATGATGCCATTTTGGTTCAATTGAAGAAAGAGCGAATGACCAATATGGGGACCTTGAAGCCCACCAAACTTCGCGAGATTCTGCGAAAGATGAAATGCTCCAAATATTATGAGCACATCCCCCATATTATTAATCGGCTGAATGGCCAACATGCCCCCTTTATGTCACGGGAAGACGAGGAGAAACTGCGTCATATGTTTCGTGAGATTCAGCCGTCGTTTAAAAAGCACTGCCCGAAAGGTCGTCGCAATTTCTTATCGTATGGGTATGTCCTCTATAAATTCTGCGAGTTGCTGGAGATGGATGAATATTTGGCGTGCTTTCCACTGCTGAAAAACCGAGATAAATTGTATTTGCAGGATAAGACCTGGCAGCTTATCTGTGGAGATCAACGTTGGGCCTATATAAAGACGGCTTGAGTCTATTTTTACAAAATCTCTCGTTAATTACATCAGAAACTATAAAATTGAATGAAATATAGAATGTAAAGAAAACACCAGAAAAACCATCGGCGTAAAGGCTAGTGAAGTGAGATAGATAGGAACCATGGCGGAACAAATGGCACGCATCTATCGCCTTCTGTGTGGAGATGGCCATTATTACATAGGAGCAACCACACAACCCCTCTTATTGCGGTTAAAGAATCATAAATCTCTTTCCAATACCACTCTGAACAAAATCTATACCCATTTGAATAAAGTGGGATGGGATGGGATTACCATCGAATTGGTAGAGGAATGTCTTTCTACTGAGAAAAAGGAATGCTTACAGCACCACATTGATTCTCACGAGGACGACCCGCTTTGTTTGAATTACCTGATGTTGAACATCTATCAGCGCGGTAAGATCTACTCCATGACAGGCGATGATGGACACTATTATATCGGGTCTACCACGCAAACTCTTGCTAGTCACTTTCATCAGCACAAAGAGTTTTCAAAAACACATGACACCCGTGTCTATGAATATTGTAAGCGAGTGGGATGGAAGAACATCACGATGGAATTACTGGAGAACTATCCATGCAATTCATCAGAAGAACTCCACACGCGTGAGGAATATCATCTTGCGCCCATGCGAGATGATCCCTTATGCCTCAATATCAACCGAGCACATCTTACTCCAGAGGTGCGGAAGATGGCAGTTAAAGAATACTACGAAGAGAACCGAGAACAGCTGGTATCCTATCAAGAGGTCTATCGCGAAGAGCATCCCGATCGAGTTGCTGCCTGCCAGGCCGCCTACAAAGCCTCCCGCCGTAAAGAGCTTGCTGAAAAACAGCGTGCCTATGCGAAGGAACACCAGGAAGAACTCCGTATCACACAGAAAGAGTATCGCAACTCTCACAAGGAAGAACTGCAGGCCTATTTCAAGAAGTATGTGGAGGACAACAAAGAGGCAGTTGCCGCTAGAAAAAGCGCATGGGCACAACGAAAGAAAGAAGAGACAAAGGAGGAGAGAGCGGAACAGAGTCGCATCAAACATGAAGCACGAGAGCAGAAGACACAACAACGAATCACACATGAAAATACTATTGTCACGTGTGAGTGTGGAGGAACCTATCAGAATTATCGTAAAAAGAGACATGATTCGTCTGGGCTTCATCAGCGATTTATGGAGACACACCCTCCGCTCCGTGTCCCTATACCCTCTCATGGAGACGCATAACCCATACTCGTTCTATTTTTTAAATCGCAAGAATCATCTTGTGAGCATTTTCAAATGTTCACCAGATAGATGGCATCCCTTCCCGCCCAAGTGCTCTACCAATTCATCATGAATCACATGGCACCCCTTCTGGCATCCAGTGTAGCAGGACTGTCTTCCTCTTATTTTTCAAGACGCCAGGACCCTACGCTCGTCCGTCATGATGTAGATGAAGAGAGAGAATTAGACATGCTCCATATGGATCGGCTTCTTCCATGGATGCGTATTATGTTTGATGAACCTGTCAAAGAAACGGACACGGTGGAAGCCCGACAGGCCTATAAAAAGGAACTCTACAGCGTCTACATGACCATTCGCTCCGATTATACCCAGTATCAGCAATGGAAACAGTATAATAGTAGTATTTGGGTTCTTTCCTCGTATCGCAAGAAAAACACGGCGGCGCTGGCAAAGAAGATTCTAGCGGACATCCGACTGTTTCATGAAGGATTAAAACTATTCTCTATGCGGATGAACTGAACAGATGGATCCAGTCCTGGACGCCATTCCCAGCAATAATCGTAGGGCGTTGATTTCTAATGAACAACTCGTGTTTTCGCATGAGTTCCAATTGTTGTCGATCAGTCCACCATAGAGGCGCGACACTCGAATAATCAAAGTTGATCATGCGTTCTTTCGGATATAGAAAGGTCTGTGTCTGCGCGCTACAAAATGCATTCATGTTCAACAAGCGCTGTTCGAAGGCATCGATGGATCCCGCATCCCATCCATACAATGTAGGCATTAAATCGCTCGCAAAAAGGCACGGGTGCGAGAGCGTTCCATCAGCACAATAAAACAACACCTTCCCTGTCGTTTTGTTTTGTAAGAGAGGGATGGTAGTATCGAATGCATCCTTTTGGATACAGAGGGACGAGGACAAGATCTCTTGAACAATTGGTTCGATGTCGACTTGATTGGCCCGATCATTGAAATCGACGCGAAGATGGATCATGAGAAAGGGGGAATCAGGATGTTGTGCCATGTAGTGTGCGATCTCTTCCATGATCGATGTCAGTGTATGTTCCATGAGATAGGTATGGGACAAATAGACATGTCCTTTGTAAAAAGAGACACGAAAATCAAACCATCGTATGCCCTTTTCCAATTGTTCTGTGATGGTGAGGGACTGATTTTGGACCCATGGGAGGACGGCACATAGACAGGTGTTTAGGAGGGAGCCGTATGTGCAACTGTTATGGGTTCCGTAGAGGGGCATGTTATGGTGTAAGATTTTATAGGGTTTGCCGCCCTGCGTTGTGCCTCCATGAGAGAGGGGTATGGGGACGCTTGCGTCTCCATGTGGTTCAAGAACGTGTAGGCTCCCTGAGAGGGGGTCGCACGGTGTTGGGTGTTTCATCTGAGGTTTCAAAACCGTAAAAATAGAGAAAATGAGTCCGGAGGGGGTCGATCTATTTTTTAAGTGATACAAAATTTTAAAAATAAAAATAGTTTGTCTCGCTTATTGTATTAGGCAACGCGGGGGAAGCCAACGAGACTTGCGCCGAGCCCAAATCCTGCTCCTTGACGCGCTGTAACAGCAACAGACGGGGAAACAGCATCGAGCATCGCAAAAACGACGGCGGCGAGGACAGCCAGGGTAGCGACCTCGTCCATCGGCAGAGCGCGCTTCGGGATAAAGATGGCCGCCGCAGCGATCACAAGACCCTCAATCAAATACTTGATAATGCGGTTGATAATCTCAGCAAATCCGTAGCCCATCATGTTCTATATTCCATCCGTAGAAAAAAAGACGCGCGTCGGAGAATCTCATACGCATCGCAACGCATACGCATACGCATACGCAACGCAACGAGTTTAAAGCATCCCCCTCTCTCTCCTCTAGACATGAGCACACCCGACGTCGTGGAAGATTTTTTGGAGGAGGACACTGAGATCCCTGGCCAGCGCTACGTTCTTCTGAGCTTCATCAGCCCGGAGAAAGTTCTGGAGAAGAAGGACATCTTCTTTTTTGAGTCCTTCCTGAAGACCTATGAGGTGGATTGGAAGCTGAAGAACCTGGAGGGATTTCTCGTGGATACCGTGAAGCATATCAACGCAGAGCTGGATGAGAAATCGAAGGAGTTGGACAAGAAGGATCTACAAGAGGCCGCTGAGATCTGCCGTAAGAACCGTCTTCGTGTGGATGATGTGATGAGCCAGTATAGCGCCTATGTCCAGAAGAATCAGGAGAAGGTGACCTCTTCTGCGCTGGTCACGGCATACGACGACTTCCTATTTGCGAAGAAGACTGCATTGGAGGAGGAGTTCTATGTCAAGAATGAGTTTCGCACGAGCATCCGTGGTGTGAAGATCCGCGGTGTGTTTGGGAACCAGAAGGAGGCTGAGATCAAGGCAAAGAAGCTCCAGGGCAAGGACAAGTATCACAATATCTTTATGGGTGATGTGGGCAAGTGGACGCCGTGGGACCCGTCTCCGAATGAGGTCAAGGACCAGGAGTATAACAATGATCAGCTCAATACGCTGATGAAGAAATACAAGGAAAACGAGGATTCACGCGAGAAGGCGTTTGAGGAGCGTAGCAAGGGTTCCAAGCAGGTATTTGGTTCATCCACGAAGGGAGCCTCTGATTCCATGGATGGCATGTTTGGAGGTTCGGATCTGGCCCTTCAGCGAAAGATGGAGAAGCCGGTGGTGACTATCGAACGTGTGGATGATTCGAAGGAAGAGGAACCCAAGAATGTCACGATTCTGCCGTAATCTTATATCAACAGACAACAATCATGAGATACCAAATACTTTTTTATGAAAAAAAGCGTTTCCTATCTTTCGCCTGATTTACGCGTAATATCCATCCGACGGGACATTACCTCCCACATAGTTGGGGACGCAAGAATCGGAGTGACCATCGCAGAAGCTCCCTTCAGGGCAGGCCTTGCGGCAAAACGGGTCCGCATGTCCTGTGGCAAGACTCATCCCTCGTGCCGCGGAGGGAACATCAATAAAGGCCTGATCATGGTTCACAAAGGCGCTCTCTTGCTGCTCTTGGGCGTGCTCTTGTGCCTGGTGCTGCGCTTGCGCCTTTTCTTCCACCATATCCTCAAAGCCAGACACAATGTAATGAACTTCTACCTCTCCAATATAACGGATGAGAGCAGGCAAAAATGCAACAATAAGGACAAGGAGTAAAAGCATTGCACCAATGCCCATCGCTTTCGGGTTCGCCATCTTCTAGCCGTAGGAGAGGTTTTTTACTATGCATTGCGAAGTGTTGCGTTGTGTTGCGAAGCGTTGTGTTGCGAAGCGTTGTGAGCCGTTACCATTTCTTCTGAACGTTGATGGCCGGTCCTCGGAGTTTCATATTGGCTCTCGGATCGAAATCGTTCACCTGCTCCTCCTCTTTGATACGAGCGAGCATTTCGGATTGCCTCCACAATTCAGGCGCACCCATCTTGAACTCGCCATGAACTTCTGCCTTATACCAAAAGATGGTGTCTTCCAGTTTATTGCTCTGTGTATTGTTATTAATGACCAAACATTCGTAGTTTTGTGTGCACTGGTCCATCATTTGACAGAAGAACTCGAAGGAGGGGAATGCAGACCCGTAGTTTTGATAGAGACGCTGTCGGTTATTCATATAGGGCTCTCGCAAAATGAAGACATAGTCTACGTTGGTTCGAAGGGCGGGCTGAATGCCGAGGGGAAACTGCATGGTAATGATGAAGAATACTTTGAGCCATCGACCATTCATAAACAGATAGCGAATGTTCTTATCATGAGTCCATGAGTCGTCATACATACAGTCATCCAGAATGAGAAAGGCACGGGGGTCAATGGCGGCTTTGATCCCCTTCTCTTCGTTTTGTTGAATCTTCTGCATGACCAGTTTTTGTCGCTTGACAAAGTTGGCCAGAATGACCGCATTGTATTCGCCGTGAATGAACATCGGTGGGACGATCTTTTTAAAGAAACCGTTCGACTCTTCCGTTCCTGAAATGACGCATCCCATGGGAAGATCTTGGTGATGGAACAATAAATCGCGAACGAGAGTGGACTTACCGGTACGTCGGCGACCAATAAAAACGGCAACCGCATCTTGTGGAATGGATTTCATTACAAACTTCCGGAGACTGACATTTACTCCTCCTTGTGCCGCCATCTTGATTTCTAGAGTATCACCTGTTTTAAGGTGCGCCATAGAAACACATTCATAAGTCTTTGACGGAAGGAGATGAAGGCTGTCCGCAAGACACTCCTCCAACAGCCCTGCCGAAGTCGTCCCTTGACGGAACATGATCGCACCACTTTTTCCGATTATTCCCATCTTCAACGATACTTTCCCGCCATGGATTACTTTGCAGTGCCCGAGATGAATGCAAAAGATGCTGAACTCCCTAGTCAGTATTGGATTGAAGAATGGGAGAAAGAGGATCGTCCAAAATTCTGGAAGGCTCGACGTCGATCGGCGACCACCGAATCAGAATCATGCAACGTCTATACTAAAATCGTCCACCTCTTGAAT